CGCTCCATGTTCCAGTTGCTGCGTCATGCAACAGCTGTGCGTATTCTGCTGCAGTTGCAAACACTGTGTCGCCCTGGAGTTGGATGCCGTAGTTATACGAAATATTCATCGAACTCGCTCCATATGCCAGAGAAGAGCCGATGTTGATTAGGCGCATGTCTGTTAGCTCCTCCCCAGTTATCTTACCTGTGATAACAGAGGAGCCGAAGTCGTTCATTGCCAGGCGTGTTAGCTTCATTCCAGTTATGTCTCCTGTGATAACAGATGAGCCGGTATTGTTGAGGAACAGGTATGTCAACTCCATCCCAGTAATATCGACCGTGATGCCAGAAGAGCCGAGGTTGAAGAGGTACAGGTATGTCACCAGCTTGCGTTGAGGGATGGTAAAACTTCCAGCATCCTTGAAATAAATGTCTTGATTCGTGTTTGCGGCAAGGGTTAGCGGAGTAGTAACAAAATCACCGCTACTGCCTATTCTAATGCTTGTGCCGCCAACAGGGGTTACGGTTGTTGTTTCCGATACTTGAACACGGACGTATTTTGTGCCGTCGCCAGAGGTGACTGTGAAGGTGGCAGGTTTGTTGCCTGCGCCCCCCACCTTCCGATGCGCTCCGAGACCGAGACCTAAGTCGAGACCGAGACCGCTCATTTCTTCACCAATGGTTTGATGAGCTTATACAGGCTCGATACCAGCGGAACGGCATCGGTGGCGCTATTGATGCCGAGTTTCTTCAATATGCTCGGCTTATCTTTCTGCGCTTTCTCAATCGCAGCTTGCCCAACGATTAGCGCCTTGCCTTCATTGCTGTTAGCGATGGTAGGCAAATCGTCTACTGGTGGGTTAATCAAATTTGCCAAGACCTTCATAGGTTCAGTTTCGGCGATCTTGCTAAACGGTGCGGCTATTTCCTTAAACTCTTCTGCAGCAAGCTCTTTGCGGATGCGCTTGTATTCGCGGATGCCGGTGATCACCAAGGTCACGATTGCGCCTATAAGCGCCGATATGCCGACCACAATAGCCTGCATTTTGTCGATGTTGGTAAGTATTGTATCAAACATGATTATGCTCCTGTATGTGCGGTAATGTAAAGGTTTGCGCCAAGAACCGCGATTTTTGCACCTGCACTGATTACGAAATACTCTGGCAATCCTGCGGTAAGCGGGATGTCGCCCACTGTGGCAGTAGGAGCCGTATCAATGGCGATATGGCAATCGGCATCTGCGAGAAGCCGAACAACCGTATTTTCGGTTGCATGAATTGCATTTGAGGTTGCGGCGCTTGCACTTGTGCCATCTACTTTGATTGTTGCGTTTGCTGTTTTTGTACCGGGGAAAAATACCGGCATAGGATTTCCATTAGGGTCGATCTGTAAATGTTTCATGTTATACTCCTGATAATACTAAAACTTTATAGTTAACGACAATTCGATAAGACTCTATGGCTAAGAGCGTTATGTTTATGCTATTTAATACGGTTTGACTGGCTGGTCCTGCTATGGTGGTGGTGAAAAAGACCATCCCATCGTCTCCTGTTGGAGCTGGCGGGAGCAAATACCAGCGTCCGCTTCCAAGTCTATACACGCTTACGCTTATTGAATCAGGATCAACCCTATATGTGCTGTCAATTCCGGATTCTGTTCTTAAGGTTGCTTCGTTAATGATTTGCGATGTTACTCCAGAAATAACGCCTGGTGAATAATGATATATTCTTTTTGTGACACCATGAGATTGGCTTGCGATATAGTTTATTTGCGTTTGAATGTTATCTCTTACTCCCGATAGCCTGTTTATTTCGGCGGGTGTAACTGTAACTCCGGTGAGCTTATTCAGCTCAGCAGTTGACGATGTCATGCCGGAGAGCTTGTTGATGTCCGCGCCATTAGCGGTGATCGTAGTGGCACTATTGATCTTAGGCGATGTAAGCGTTTTGTTTGTCAAGGTTTGTGTTGCCGAATCTGTCACAATTTCGCTTCCCACAGAAGGGATGCTTTTCTCCCGCAAAATAAATTCTGCTATTGCCGATAGAGCCGCTACCTTATCCGTGTAAGAGTCATCTACATTTTGAAAGTGGAAAATATCACCATTCGCCAAAAGCGATGGAGATGTAATTAGCTCAAGATCCTGAATTGTTATGTCTATCATTAGTGTTTCCTCACTGTAATATTGTTACCGTTTGTTGTAGTTATGTTGTCACCATTGCTGGTTATCAAGTTATATAAGTCCGGATAATCGCTTATGGTTGGTATGCGGTTCACCAGATTAATGCTCTTAAATTCGAGATCAATCCATTGCCCGACCGGAACATTGGCAATATCCTGCGGAGAGATGTTGCCGCTTAAATGGCAAAGATATCCTTGGACAGATCCCGTCGCTTCGCTATATCGCGGATACACCATAATCCCGCTTTCGTGGCAGTTTGATAGAATGTTGAACAGCCCGGTAGTTTGGCGCGCATTATTCATGCCTAAATCGATATTGAATAGCCGGATGCGCATATATACGCGATAGCCATGAACGACCTTGACGCTTTTCCAGCTGCGCGTAATCCATGACGATGACTCCTCTTCTACCCACATTGTGCCGATTGCGTTCGGGAATGTTTTTGTATATAGCTCGTTATCAGGCTGCGAAAATTTAGCTCCGCCAAAGCCCCAAATCATTCTCATCTATCTCTCTCCTATTGCAATTATTTCTGTTGTTCCGTTGTCATTTGGATATCCAATTGATGTTGTGTAATAAACTTTTCCGTCAATAGATATTTTGTCAAGCAATCCGACAGTATTCGCTATATGCGTTTTTAGCGAAAAATGTATTTGCTTCCTAAGAGATCCCAGTAAATCACTGTATGCTTTATAAAGAGCAGGAATCAAATATCCTGCATTGATCTCATTCATATCTGACAAATCAATTTGCCCCAAAGAACCGCTAATTGTTAGATGCGATATATCGTCATCCGTTAGGGGGATGGCTTCATGTCCATCATTGATGCTTGTTATGTGTTGCCTAATCACGATGGCAGAAGGCGCTGAATACATGGTTAATCTATTGGCTAATAGTGCAGCCTTTACAACTCGAGCGTAGTTATATGAGCCAGGATTAAGAGCTATAGGGTTAAGCTGAATATTCCCGCTATAATAAAACTCAGCCCAATTTCTTTGAACGATTATGAAGTTTTCGTCCACGATGGAAGCAGGCGGAAAAATTGGAAAATTAGCCGCCCAGACTTCGCTTTCCATTGATTCAGGGTATAATTTTAGGCGCATAAGTTTTGCCGGCAACAAGTCTTTTGACACAATCGGTCTACTGTTTCCCGTTATTTCGGACACGATTTGGAATTGATTGTTTGTATCTATGTCTGCCATCCAATATCTTACTTGCCCATAAAAGCCAAACTCATTCCACAGCCCGCTCGGATCGTCTGTAAACACCATAAATCTTGTAATGCGCCAAATTCCCCCACCGGTATCCCACGACCAGCCGCCATTAGCATACCACTGGAATCTATCAAGCAATGTTCCATAGGTTGTTTCAACATCCCAATATTCCTCAGCAATTGGATCATCAATAGCCGGAGCAAGTCCTGTCCATTTAAGCCAATCATCATTGTATTTGGCAAAATTTATTTTAATATCATTTACGGGAAATGGATCAAAATAATAAAGCAGAATTGTCCGCATCTCTTCCGGGAAGCCTACAATCAACTCTTCGATAAAGTTCGCTAATGTATAATCTCCGGTTGATGATCGCATATGTATGACTTTTTGTTCTGCGGTCTTAACATCAAGGTTTTTTGATTTAGCCAAATCAATCCAAATATCAAGAGCGTCTGAAATGCGAAATCGTATCTCTGCATTCTGCTCATCTATATCGATAAATGTAACTTTTGCCATGCCAACAAAAACTTGTTCATTATCCTTAAAGACCTTAAAGTATCCTGCTACATATTCCGGATATAGTTCATTCGGCTGGTCGTTATCGTAGAACGCGTTTTTAGCTAAAGCATCATAGGGGATTGTTATGTTTAGCTTTCTGCCGGATGAAGCAAAAATATTATCTGTATTGGCTTGTATTGGATCAATGCTAAGATTAAGCACATTGTCAAAAGTGTGCTCGTAATCATTGTGATCAATATAAACAAGTCTATAACTCATTAGCCATCACCGCAGCGCGGCGCACTGCATTATTGAGCGGAACGCCTTCAATTACCTGAGTGTAAATCTGTGGCTTATTGTTTTCTATTGCCGTGGCAAGCTTCTCAATGCGCTCTGATAGCGAATCTAACGCACGATTATCCCGCTCTTGCCGGATTAGCGCACTTGTGGTTTGGTTCGCATTATTATCGATAGCGGAACGTATCGCGAACGGGTCAAAACCAGCTTGGTTCACGGGACCAACGAAGCCTTGAGATTGTGTCATTGCTCCGGTGCCTATTCCGAAAAACGCGCCAATGTTGCCCGTTGCTATTCCAAGACCTTTTAGCAGTGCATTGGCAAACAATGCCTTGACTATGATTTTACTGATTTCTGCAATGATAGATTGGGCTATGTTTGCCCAGAGAGACTTCCACACATCGAGCGCGGATTTGGTCCCGGAAATCATGCTTGCGAGTGAATTAGCAAGAGAACCTTCCAGCGTGTCCATTATTCGCTGATTGGAGTCCAGAACATAGCGCTCATATTCAGACATTTGGTCAATTCTGCGCTGGTCAATTTCAGCTTCAAGTGCAAGCTTTTGTTCTTGCGCCCATGCATGAATCTGTATCTCTGCTAATCCTGCCTCACGTAGCTTTTCGGTTTCGGCGTCAATCTGCGCAATCCTGGCATAGTAAAACTCGTCTTCAAAACCGCGAAGGCTGCCAAGCGTTTGTATGCGCAGATCAAGACGTTTAGCTTCCAAATTTGTAATTGCATCAAGCTCTGCTTGGTTTATCTGCGTAATCGCTTCTCTAAACGCTTGTTCAGACATCAAGCCGTCTGCATAATATGCTTCTGCTGTTGTGCGCATATCCGCATACTTTTTAGTGATGGCTTCTGCTTCAGAAGCATTAAGATTGATAACGGAATTGAGAAAGGATTCTGCCATGGACATCTGGCGTTCTTTTTCCGCAGCCAATTCTGCTGTTTCTGCTTTGGCGATTTCCGCTTGACCAAGTCTAAGCTTGTTTTGATACTCTTCTTGGTTTTCGGTATTGGCGCGCAAATATTCGCCAAGCGCAACACGCATTTCGTTGTACTTGTCCATGATCTGCTGCGATGTACTATTATTTAATGCCATTATGGTATCATAATAGTTTTTAATTTGCGCAATATCCCCGCCTATATCGCCGAGATTACCATTGTTGTCTTTTGATCCAGACAAATCTACGTTTAGAAGCCCATTTTCAATTGCCTTACGCTGTGCGTCAATGCCTTCGCGCAGCAATTTAATTTGTTCGTCTACGTTGCTAAATTTTCCTGTCGCGATACCTTCGGTAACATCTCCCCACGTGCGATAGAACTCCTCAACGTCTTCCCATAATAGAGAAAGATCGTCTGCGCTGCTGGAGATGTCTGCCCTTACCCCGGTAACATCGATGCGGACAGCATCAAAGGCATTGGTAATACCAAGCGATTTCCCGGTTATTTTGGCAAAAACAGCATCAATATCATTAAACAAGCCTTCGATTGGTGAGACAATTAGGTCAACGATAGAATTCATGGCAGACGCAACGACTAAATACGACCCATCCATAGCAAGCCTAAGCGCAGTTGGGATCGCCTTCCCGGCAAAATCAAACGCCTTGATCACGCCATCTATAATAGCAACAACTTCAGTAGATATATCGGCTATAATGTTGCCAATATTTATTGTTGCCTCGCCCCAAGCTTTTTGTGTTTCCAGCGCAGCAAGCTGAGCGGATTTCGATGTAACATCGTGTGCTCCAGCCACATTAAGCAACATTGCAGTAATGCCGCGCTTTACTCCATCGAAAAAGGAGAGCGAAGATCCAACGCTTTCAAGGTAATCGCCCCAAGCGTTTTTCATCTGCGTAGTCGCAGATACAGACGCCAAAGCCAATCCGCCAAAACGCTCCTCTAACGCAGACATCAAAACCGCTTGTGCTTCCGCTACTTTCCCAGTTTCTACAAAGTTTTTGATTTGCTCTTCTTGTTGTGAATTAAATGCAACGCCGATTCTGCGCAGGCGCGTGAGACCAAGAGTCGGGTCCGCCAAAGATATGCCAAGAGTTCTTGCAGCGTTTTCTACGCCGCCCATAGATTCGGCAAGATCAATTACAAGCTGCTGTGCGCGTGGAAATATATCCCTACCGATGGCATCAAAGCGAAGCAGCTGCAGCGTTACGCCCTGCAGTATATCTTCATCACCAAAATTGCTTAGCGTTTGAAGCTCTGAAGCCATATTCTTGAGTTCTTGCGAGGTGAATTCTGCTGCTCTGCCGGTGGACTCCAGGGTTGCGTTAAGCTGGCGTGTCGCTTGGATCGCATTCTCGTAGTTTGTCATTGCTTCGCCAGCAAACTGGATTGCTTTCCGGAAGGACACCATCGCTGCAACACTTAATGCGACGGTCGAAGCGATACTCTTAAACGAAGCTCCGAGCCCGGAAAGCTTAGCTTGTGACGCTTCTGCGCCATCTACGGTGATGCGATATTTAAGGTCTCCACTATAGTCTGCCATGTTTTTTAGATCCTTCTTGAGCTTTTCGCATTTCTTCTTGGGCAACAGTTGTCCGCACGATGCCGAGACCATCGATGAACCATTGCCATTGGTTTTCCCACGAGCCGCCACGCGGATAGATCACAAATCCAGCCTCAATTTCATAATGCCACTTAATCAGCCACGCGGATAGCGGACTGATTTTAGGGTAATCCTTTAGTTTTTCGCAGGTTTGGTCTAATTCGCAGTGGCGACACATGGAAGTTTTCATATTGTTATCTCGGAATGGATCGGCGGGGTCTGTGCGGAACAAGACCTCCACCGATCGTATCAGTTTTTTTCATTGTCTCGCATGGTTTTGGCAACATCTGCTTCGTGACTCGTGACAGCATTAAACATGTCCATCAGCATCGGATGTTTGCCAAGATTTTCTTCATTTAACGGCGCGTCAATAATCCACGAATCCAATGCCCGCAATACGGTATAAAGCATGAGCGCATTAGAATTGATGTCCGTTTGGACGCCTTTCGCATCTAAAGTTTTTGTGATGCTCTTGCGCTCGATTTCCGCCTTGTCTTGAATCGTGAGGGTGTGCGCCTTCGCTACGATCTCA